CAGTGGTGCCAGCCAGCGCGGCGATCGCATCCAGATCGCCATCCCAAGCCTGCACGTTCGTGCCGATGGCAAGGCCCAAGTTCGTGCGGGCCGTGGCCGCATCGGTGGCACCTGTACCGCCGTTGGCGACCGTGAGGGCCGCGCCCGACCAGTTGCCGTTGTTGATGCTCGAGAGCGTCGCCAGCGTGCCGAGGCCGAGGTTCGTGCGTGCGGCAGCGGCTGTGGTTGCGCCAGTACCGCCGTTGGCGATGGCGACGGTGCCCGTTACGTTGGCAGCGTTGCCCGAGATATCGCCGCTGATCTTGGAGCCAGCCAGCGAGGTGATGAAGGAGGGGTTCGCATAGCTGCCACCCAACTGCACCGCCCAGCCGGAGCCAGCGATGGCTTTGACGACCGTTGCGCTGCCGCCCGAGCCACCCGTGCCGTAGCCGTAGTAGAGGACGTCATCCTGTTCGTTGTAGGCCAGTTCGGCGTTCGCCAGTGAAGCCGGAGCGCCTGCTGCGCCACCTGCGGCGCGTCGTTTGATTCGAAGCGTGTTTGCCATCAGAAATTACCTCCATCGGTGAGATTGGCTTGCGGGTTGTTCACCCATTGGTTGCTTGAAAAGGCAAGAACGTCGCCGTTCGCAGGGGTGCCGTTCAACTGAATCGGGTAAGCCCCGATCGTGTTCGGCCCGGGATCACCTTGATCGCCCTTGTTGCCCTGATCGCCTTTGTCGCCCTTTGGGCCGCTTGCAGCCAAACCCGTTTCAATCGAAATCGTGCTGGCGATCACAGTCACATCGACGGAGGAACCCGCCCACGTTTCCGTGATCTCGATGGAGGATGTAGTCCAGTTCTGCTCGATGGTGATGCTGTCCATGCCTTACACCCGAGTAATGTCCTGAACCGTTGGGATCACGAAGGTGTCGGTGGATCGAACCACCCCACCATCGCTCACTTGGATATCGCAGAAGAGATCAACGTCAGCGGGCCACGACTGCGTGCCGCCCGTCACGGCAAGGTAGAACTTGCCCACGTTTGCCACCTGATTTGCGGCCACCGTCACGTTCAACGTGGCGACCAAAGCGCCTTCTTCGGTGCGAACCTGAGAGGCGAAGGTCTGCGTGGTGATGGCCGTAGGAACGCCAGCCACCTTGTAGGTGGCGGTCAGTCCAAAGGTATCGCCCACCTTCAGGGGCGCGGTGCGGGGGTAGGTCATCGGCGGGGCCTCACTCTTCTTCGTTGGCCTCGATTGTCGGATCAGCGGCCACCGCAGAAGGATCGCCCTCGTCGTCTGCGGCCTCTTCGGGTGCAGGCGGCAGGCCAGCGATATCGCGCAAGTGATTCTCGAGATCACGGTCGGGGAACAGTTGCGCCCCGGCCCCGGTGAGCTTGCCGAGGAAGTCGCCCAACTCAGAGAGGTTCGGCTTCTCGAGGTCGGCGGGCACCAGCTTGGGCATGTACTCATGCTCCATGCCGTTCAACTTCCAGAGGCGCGGGAGCAGGTGGCGGTTGAAGGTGTCGGCGATCTTCTGCGTGAATGCGCCCACCGCAGTGGCGAAGAGCGCCGTCTTGTCGCTCGAGAGGGCAAAGCTGCCGACCGATTGTTGGCCGAGGAAGATGAAATCGGCCAAGACCGAGGTGGCGATGGCGCGGTTGTAGCGATCAACGATCTTCGTGGTGTCGAAGGTTCGAGAGCCGCCGGTTGAAAGCAGCTTGATATCGAACATGAGTTGTCCGTGTGAGTCACGGTCAGAGGGCAGCAAAATGCCTTCTTGCTGGTCGCGGCGCACCTGAGTGATCAGGCGCTTCCATGCCCCGAGGGTTTGCTTTTGCAGAGCATCGGCGCTCGGGTCGAAGTATTGGCCCGGGATGTAAGCCACCGGCAGGCCAGCCAGATCGCGCTCCACACCGATGCCCTCGATCTCTTCGATGCGCTTCTTGAAGTACCAAGGGCGGTACCCCGTCCGCAGGATCGAACGGCCTTCTGGGTTGTTGCGGGCGTCCACCGTGCGGAAGAGCAAGAGCTTCTCGATGGGGATCATCACCATCGGGCGGGCAATGGGCTGCTGCCACATGCCGTCGATCGAGCCATCCAGCGGATCGATCACCCACTTCACGATCGTGTTCTGGGCACGCAGGGCGATGTTGCGGATGCCGATCTTGCCGTCGGTGTAGGCCGAGCGATTCGCGCCGTCGGTGGCGTCCGGGCCACCGCGCTTCTTCCAGATGATCTCCATCGGCGCGTAGCCGTAGGTGAACATCGTGCAGGCCTCTTCGATCACGGTGCTGAATGGCACGCTCATGTCGGCGAACACCTCTTCAGCGAACGTCTTGGCATCCTCGGCCTCGATCGAGTCGTCGCAGGCTTGGAAGTTCCACTTGGCCTGCCGGATCAGCATCGTGATGGCGTAGAGCACGGCACCCACGATCGGGTCGTTGTCCTCCATCTCCCGGTAGGTTTTGGCCCCGTTCAGGCCCCGCAGTTCCTTGAGGAATTCTTCTGCGATGTAGCCGCCGTATTGGCGAAGGCCTGTGTCGCCCAGCGTCTCGGGGGAGAACACCAGCTTGTTCGGTTGCGCTTCTTCACTCATCCTGATCTCCTGCGTTTTCAAAGGCCCCCAGCCAAGGGCTGATTCGGGCGAGGTTTGAGGGCTGTGCCCCGTACACCGACGGGTTCACGGCCCTAAGTTTTTCCACCGCGAGGGCCAAGGCCATCACGCAATCGTCGTGATAGCCCACGGGTGCCGAGTATCGGACACCGGTTCGCGTGTAGACGTACTCGAAGTTCTCCAACTCGGCCCGGATGGGGCCATCGGGGAACTTCACTAGGCCGGTTTGGATGGCGACAACGAGGCCTTCCATCAACCGTTGCTTGCTCGTTGCCGAGAACTTGAAGCCCTCGAACACGTTGTGGCGTTTCTTTTGCAGACGCTCGACCACCGGATCGCCCACCCCGGTGGAGTCAACGAGGGTGGGGGTGCGCCCCACAATCCCCAGAATTTTCGTCTCTGTGTCTTCCCACGGTGACTGCCAGCGCTCGAATCCGCAGGTGACGCCGTGCCGATCCAGCCCGATTGCCACGGCCCAATCGATGCTCTTGGCGAGGTCGATGCCGATCGCGGCGGCGGGTGCGGTGGACATGGGAGCCACGCAGGCCCGGATGAAGGCCATGCCGAAGGGGTTGCCCTCGTCGTCGCTGGGTTCGGCCAAGTACAGTTCCCGGAACACGTTCTCGGGCAGCACGCGCTTGGCGTCCTCGATCTCCTTGATATCCAGCACGCCACCGGCAGCGGCGTCGTAGGCGTTGAGCTTGGCGTAGCTCATCCCCGGCTCACCGGCCTCGGCCTTGCGTGCCAGCTTGAAGTGCCAGTTGGTGCGGCCCTTCACGTTCCCGATGATCCTCACCTTGCCCTTGGTGGCGGTGAGCGTGGAGCGGACGGCAATCCACGATTCTTCCCGGCAGCGCGAGGCCTCATCGACCACGGCGGCGAAAACGTCCTCACCGTAGAGGTTGTCGGGCTTCTCAGCCGACTTGAACCACACCACCGCCCCATTGGGCAGTTCAAGGCTCATCTCGGTCTCGTTGGCCTTGAACATGGCCTTGGGCAGGCCGCGCTTAATGCGTCGGAAGGCAATCTTGGCCTGTGGGTAGACCGGAGCCACCCACCAGTAGTTCCGCCCCGGCTTGCCGTGGATGAAGGCCTGCTCCATGAGCCATGCCATGCACCCTACGGTCTTGCCCGCCTTCGTGGAGGCCTCGATCAGCGCGTATCGGGCCGGGTTGCCCTCACAGTCCACGCAATCGAAGATCGCCTCACGCTGGCGATCGTAGAGCCACGGGCGAACGTACTCAGCCCTCACCGCGCTCCCCGATCTTCAGCGTGAAGGTCATCACCTGCTCAGTGCCATCGGTGGCCGTTTGGGTGGCCTTCACCTGAGCGCTCATCCCGTCATCACGCCAGCCGTGTTGCTTGAGGATGAAGATCGCGGCGGTGTTCGCGGCCTTCATGTCCCGGGTCTGGGTGGCGTTCGAGTAGAGGTTGTTCACCACCCGGGCCAGCATCTTTGCCTTGCCGTCGGTGAGTTCGGCTGCGTAGTGCTTCTCGAGCGTGTGCTTGGCGATCCCCACCACGGCTGCGGCCTGTTCGTGGGTCATGTTGGCGAACATGCACAGGGCCACCAGCGCCCGGGCCTGATCGGTGGGCACGTGGGCAACACCCGGGTTCCTCTTTTTTTCCTTGGGGGCAAGGTGAGGGGGCAGAGGTGCGATCGCGGCTGTGGGGTTCGCGGGTTTCGCGGCTTTCTTCGCTGGGGCCTTGGTGGCTTTCGCGGGGGCTTTCTGTGGAGTGGCTTTCATAGGCTCTCATTATCGTGTTATCAGCCTATTGACACTTTCTCATTTCGACGGTGTAATATCACCACTGTGATACGGAAAGCACAGGAAACAGGAGAAAACGCAAATGGAACAAGCAACACAAACCAACGGCCTTGTGGAGGCCCTCGAACTGGTGCAGGAGCGGGTGGAGGCGATCGGCTTCCCACGCATCAGCCCTGAATCACTCATG